TCGTCTTGGAGACAACGCCAGCGAGGAGGACAGGTTACCTAATATTTCAGGGTCCATACGTAGTGCTGAAAAGTTAGTAGAACCCACCCTCGCGAGCGACGAGGACGACGTAGGGGAGGTGTGATGGTGACCGCCGAGGCGGTGCTCGACAGGGCGGAGGAGTTGGGCGTTAACCTCAGCGTCGAGGGCGACAGGCTCCGATACTCTCCGAAATCGCAGACCCCTGCGGAGTTCGTGGACGCGCTCCGCCAGAACAAGTTCGAGTCGTACAAGTTGGTATCACGGACGGGGAAGACTTTGGGGACGCATGGGTCGAAAAAGGGGGCTCGTCGGCAGGAGGCGGCTATCCGTGCTGCGAGTCAGAAGAGGCGGGGTCGCAAATGACTCTAACCGCTGAGCGTCCTACTGGAATCGGGGTGGCGTCGGACCTGTTCAAGCGTGTTGGGTTTGAGCCTACGCCCGAACAGTCCGCCATCCTGGCGTCGAACAAGCGTTTCAACCTGGTGGCTGGAGGAGAACAGAGTGGCAAATCGCGCTGTGCTGCGGCATATTTGCTGGGGCACGTGTTCGACCCGGAGGAGACCGGACTTTACTGGCTGGTGGGGGCGGATTACGCCGAAACGGAGCGGGAATTTCACTATCTCGTGGACGACTTCCAGGCACTCGGGTTGTTACGTCACGCGACCAAACGCGTCGACCCGGGCCAGATACTCCTGGCGGACGGTACTCGAATCGTTACCAAATCGGCAAAAGACAATCGCCGGTTGGCGCGAGAGGCACCGGACGGAATCATCGGATGTGAGGCGTCACAGCTCGATGTTTCGACATTTGAGCGCATGAGGGGTAGGGTGGCGCCGAAAGAGGCCTGGCTCTTCCTGTCCGGCACTTTCGAGCGCACCCAGATGCCCTGGTACACCGCGTTGTGGAAAGCATGGCAGTCGGGAGCGGACGATCGGCAATCGTGGTCCCTGCCTTCTTGGACGAACTTTCACCTCTATCCCGGGGGGAAAGAAGACCCCGAAATACTGAAACTCGAACGGGAGTCCTCCGACGAGTTCTTCATGGAGCGGATTGCGGGGATTCCCGTCACACCCAAAGGGATTGTGTTTGGGGAGTTCCGGCCCGACCTGCACATCCGCGATGTCGCGTACGAGAAGGGTGAGCCCGTGTATCTGTGGGTCGACCCCGGAGGCTCGGGGGCTACTACCGGGGCGAGTGCTTACGCGGTGGAGGCGGTGCAGATTATCGATGACCGGCCCCAAGTATTTGATGAAATCTACGAACAAGGCCTTGTGACCCAAGACATCATCACCATCATTCAATCCCGGCCCTGGGCGAAGGATATCCGGTACGGGGTGGCGGACGTGTACGCCTATCAACACCACGGTCAGTCCCCCATCGCGGAACAGTGGCAAGCCCCGCCTCCCGACGGGCTGGGGCTCTACATGGCGTCGAATCGAATCAAGATACCCGACGGCATCGAACGTTTGAAGACGTTTTTGAAAGTGAATCCTCTCACAAACGAGCCCGGTATCCTGTTCTCACCTCGAGCGCGTGGTATATTGAGTGAGTTCGGGGCGGCTCCGTACCCATTTGGCTCCGGAGAGACCCGGCCCTATTCGTGGAAAGTTGACCGTGATGGTAATATCGTGGGGAAGGTGCCGGAAGACGCCTACTGCGACGGGGTTAAAGCGGTGTGGTACGGTTTGTTTGAAAAGTACGGGGCGGCGCGTAAAGCCTCTGGCACGATAAAGGTGAAACAGTGGTAGAACTCGCTGACAAAGACTGGCCTGACCAGGACGACTCCCGCTATCAGGACGGATACCAAGGCGGGTACGACAAGGGCAAAGCTGACGGCTTTTCAGAAGGGTTCGCAGCGGCCCAACAACGGCGTAACGACGCCACCCACGAACTACTGGCCAAATACGGGACTGAATGATGCCCAACACCAAAATCCGAAACGCTATCCGTCAGGTGCTCCACCAGGCGTTTGCCGATTCACTCGCAACGGAGGGCCTTGACGTGCAGATTAACGACTGGGTTGACCGGGATAACGCCTTCGGTCTACTGAGTACGGCTTCAGTATAGAGGTATCGGACAAACAGGGCATCGCATGGTGGAGACGTCGTAATGGCCAATAAGCCCGAAGACGTGATATCTCTAGTCGAGAAACACGAAGGCGAAACGTCCAGCCTCCGTCAGCGCTTCCGTGACGACTACGACCTCTATCGTCTGAGCGAGTACAAGGGCGAAGAGGGCTACGAAATCTACACCTCCAACGAGCCGATGACGTACGCCGACAAGATCATCGCGTGGATAATCGGCGCAGAGCTCATCATCCGCATCAACAACATCGAGGGACCGCGCTCAGACCGCGAGATCAACGACGCCAAGGAACGATTCTTCATCGGCTCACTCCGTGCGGCCGACGAGCGCCTCGTCCTCCGGCTCCTCACGCCTGTCAAAGACCAGCTCGCGTTCCACTCCACCGTCCGGGGCTGGCTCGCGGGCCGTGCGCTGATCGTCAAACGCAAGGACGGCACCTCCTACGTCGACGTAACCCCATTCGACCCCCTACACACCTACTGGGGCATGGGCAGCGATAACCTGGAGTGGATTTGCCACAAGACTTCCAAAACCGCCCTCCAAATCGAGACGGAATACGGCATCAAGCTCCCTCCCGATACGGGAATCGGAGAACGCGGCACCAACGTGTACGACTACTACGACCAGGAAATCAACACCGTCGTGATGGACGGCAAGGTGCTGAAAAAGCCCACTCCCCACGGCTGCTCCTGTGTCCCCGCCTTCCTCAACGTCGTCCCAACCTCTCCCTCCATAATCGTCGACGAGGCGCCGGACGAGTCGCTCAAATACTATGGCGAGTCGGTCTATAAAGGTGACCGCGACATCTACGAGACCTGGAACTTCGTCATGTCGGTGATGAAAGAGATGGTGGCGCGGTCCAAAAAGCAGGGCATCAAGGTGAAGTCGTCCGACGGCTCCAAGACGCTGGACGAAGACCCGTTCCGGCAGGGCTCTGAGGTCTCGCTTGAGATGGGCCGTGAAGATGTCGAACCGATGGGGCTGATGGAGATGGCGAAGGAAACGGGGGCATACCTCGGCCTGATCGGCTCTGAGCTCCAACGCGGCGCACTCCCCCACTCGGTTTTCGGCGAGTTGCAGTTCCAGCTATCGGGGTTTGCGATAAACAGTCTGAGGCAGGGCATCCTGACCCAACTGGAGCCCCGGATGCGGGCCGTCGAGGTGGCGTACAAGCAGATTATCAACCTGCTGAACGACCAGTACGCCACCGGGGCGCACCAGGCCATCGAACTGTCCGGCAGGGACAACAACCGGCAGTATTTCAGCGAGTCCATCAGCCCCGACGTAATCCGTAACGGGGGAGACCCTGAAATCACGCTGGCCGCCAAGCTGCCGCAGGACGAGGCGAGTGTATACGCCCTAGCGCAGATGGCGAGGGAGGGGCCGACCCCGCTTTTGCCCGATATCTTCATCCGAGACGAGATTATGGGCTTGCAGAACGCCGACCGCATCGACGACTCCATCAAAGAGCAGCTCGGCGAGAGGATGCTGCCCAAGGCGGCGCTGTGGACCCTCATGGCGGCGATGGAAAACCGTGGCCGGCCCCAGCTTGCCCAGTTCTACTACGAGGAGTTGCTCAAACAGATGTTCACAGGGCCGCAGGCGGCAGGCGGCGAACAGGGCGGTCAGACTAATGGCGCGAACGGCGCAGCCGGCGCTGGAGTCGCCCCTTCGGTACTCCCGCCCGCCGTTCAAGGCATACCGCCCCCTAATCCAGTTCCCCAAGCAGGCCCACTTCTCCCACCCGGCGCGCCTCGACCCGGCGCCTTGACACCTGAGCAGCGATTGGCGAATATAGGGTTACTCGGACCGGGAGGCTAAACTCATGACCCCACAAGAAATCCAGGCCATCAAAGACATCCGCGTGGGACTGGATGCCGGCCTTCTCAACACCACCGAGGCCCATAAGCGTCTGGTTGAGGCTGTAGCCGGTCTCGCGGATGCCCCTAACCCGATCCTGTTGCTCTCCTCATGGGGCCACCCCCTCCAAGATACGTCCATATTGACTCAACAGGCGGATATCGATTACGCCAATCAGATAAAGATTATCGGCTACGCCAATCTGCCCGGTCCTCTTGTCTCCATAGCCGACAAATTCAACGAGCAACTTGATGCGGGCGGTACAGGCGCCTCGGTAGGCGCTACGTTGTCAGCAGAAACAGAGCAATTCAGTCTACCCGCGCAGTTCCAGCAGTTCGTGGCCGGACTCGGACCTCAAACGGAAGTCCAACGCCGTGCTATCGGCCAGCAGCGGATTCCTCTCCAGACAGCGTTTGAGCTCCAGAGGCTTGCGGATGTTGCCGGTGGAGTGGAATCGCCTACTTTCCTAAGCTTCCTTCAAGGCCAACCTAACGCGCAGGACGTGACGGCTGGGGCGCTTCATGTCCTCGGCCAAGCCTTTGGGGCTACTTCCCCCACCGGCGCAGAGCAGATTGCTATGGAGGACGCGATTGCTGCCGGCCCAGAGCTAGTTCAGGATCTCTTTGCTCAAGGTGCCCCAGCGCAGCTCCGTCCCGCCGCAGGGAGGGTCGCCAGCCGTAACATCCTAGGCCAACAGGCGCAGAACATCGTATCGGCTCTCCAGGGGGGCCAAGAGGGTACGCAAAGTATCTTTCAGCGGTTCCTTGGGACACGCGAATTGCCTTCAACTCGGTTCTCCAATTTGCTCCCTTCACTCACGTCAGCCTTTGTCCCCGGTGCCGAGGGTGGGTTCACCGGTCCACAAGAGTTGGCCCAAGAGCGTTTGGACGAGCCCGGTATCGGAGTGCCGCTAATCCGTCAGCTTCTGGGTGCCCAGTTTGCGCCCGGTCTAGGCGCTGCTCTAAACCGGGTGATTGACCGCCGGATATCCGGACTCCAGGCTCAACGTCCTGGAGCTAACGTGTTCGGCCAGTTTGTAGCGGGTGAAGGACTCGGCTTCTAATGACACAGTTCTTTGGTGATGACTTTAGCGCCGACGTAGGCCAGGAGTTCCTTGAGGGCTCCGACCTGGGCCGCCGCTCCTCGTTCTTCTCGTTCGTCAACCAACAGAATCAACCCCAACAGCGCTTTTTCCAGAACCAGTTCCAGAACATCCAGAACGAATTCCTGGGCCAGCTCGGTGAGACCATACGCGGTGGTGGCCTTCCAACCCAGACCTTCCAATCGTTCCTTGAGGACTTCCCATTCTCCGAACGGTTCGGCTCCCTCCCACCCGCGCTCCGTGGCGCTCTGACCAATCGCTTCGCACCCTCTATACGCTTCTTCCTCTAAGGGGTTGGTATGACCACGCCCACGCCCACCTTGACCCCAGAGGAGCTTGAAGCGCTTAAAAGGCGACTTGCACAGCGCGGGCGTGTTACGCAGCGCCCTGTTGCTGGCTCTCAAGGGATTACTCAACCCCGCCCTGTCGCTTCGCCCCTGCCGCTTACCCCAACGCCAGTTCCGGTGCGGCCCTTACCGCCTGCGCCGCACATTGAAGACCAGCGAGGCCTTGCCCAACGCAACCTCCCTCTCAAGCACGGTGCCCTTGCTGCTCTGGAGGCGATCTCATATCGAAACTTACTGAAGAACCTGCCTATCCCTGGCAGAGGTCGTGGCCCTGAGATACTGGCGTCTACCATTGAAGCCCCGGCTGCGTTGGCTGATGTAGCCTTTGGCCCTATCCGTCCGGAAGCAAAGCTAAGGCAGCTTTCGGCTGAGTCACGTCAAGCCTTAGCGGCTTTACCACAACAAGGCCTCAGCGAAACATCTAGGGCTTTGGCCGAAAACTTTGCCCAGCGTCCCTTTATACAACAGCTTGGGCTGGGAGTGTTGTTTGACCCATTCATTGCTGGTGCGGCTGCAAGGACGGCTGTCCGCATGGCTTCACGGCTCAGGCCCCCACCTGTCACGGCCTTGGCCCGGACTAGGCCACCTGTAACCACCGGCCCTATCCGCCCCGGTACTCTACCGGCCTTGGCCCGGACTAGGCCACCTGTAACCACCGGCCCTATCCGCCCCGGTACTCTACCGGCTACAGGCCGTGCGGTGGCTCCGCTCGCTGCCCCACCGCCACGTGCCTTACCCGAAGCGGGGCCGTTAGCCCGAGGGTTTAAGCCCCCTGCTCGTATTCCAGGGGTCACCAAGGCTAAACCTATCGTGTTCCCAGGTAGACGCGGCCTTGAGCCACAGCTTCCCACAGCAGAACGCATTGTACGGGAGACTCAAGTGGCCCAGGCTCGGGCAGCTGGCAGGGCGCCTGTACCGGCTCGGCAGCTTGGAGAGCCAATCGGTCGCACAATGGATACCCCCGCGCCACGAGAGACGTTCGAGGCGCTCACTGACGACCTGAACATCCCGACCCACGAGGTTCCACAGGCCGGACTGATGCGCCGGTTTGAAGGCGCTCGTAACCTGGCCGCCGCCGAGATGCAGTCTTGGTACAACCAGGGTACTCGCCTGCTAAAGGGCTCTGGGGTCACCGCCGAACGTGCCCAAATGGAACCTCTCTTTAAGGCCCTGCACGGCGAAGTGACTCCGCAGGCACTTCCTGCAACGCTCAGGCCGATATATGACGATATCCGCCTCCTTGTTAAGCAGGAAACGGCCGAGATGGTGGACTTTCTGTCTCAGGCCCAGACAGAGGAGTTCAGCGTGATGTTCGGTTTGGACAAGAAGAACTTCGCTGGACGGCTGATGGCTCACCCCGACTACTTCCCACGGGGCTGGTCGCAAACTAAGACGCCTTCAGCTGCGTTGCCAAAGGGCAGTGTCGGTGTCAGGCCGGGGTTCACCATAGGCCGCGTAGACGCTACTTTCTCTGAGCTACTCGCCACGGGGCGTGAGCCCGTCTCGTGGAACCCGTACACCATGATGGCCCTGCGGCGCATCAGCGGCATTGAGTACCGGGAAGCCATCCGGTTCATCAACGCCCTGAAACAGCGAGAGCTTGCCCTTCCTTTAAGTGAAGCCCCTGCAACTTGGCGAGTACCGAAGAACGTTGGACCGGTCTTTGAAGGCCGTCCTATCCCTGTTAAGGGTGGCGATATAGCCTTCACCAAACCGTTGGCCGTACCGCCCCGGGTAGCGAACTTCGTTGAGGACTTGCTAGGTCGTTCTTTCAAGTCAACGTCCGAAAAGGATATCCTTGACCGAATACAGAGCGTCGGCGAGGCGGCCAAACGCCTAAAGCTGTTCGCTTCCTTGTTCCAGCATATCGACATTGGTGCTAGAGCGACATTCGCCGCTACCACCCCGACGGGTATAGTACGCGCTGCCCCCCTGAAGATACCGTCCTTGTACTCACGCATGGCCCGATTGCAGTTTTCTCCTAAAGCGCGGGAGAAGTTGCTACAGCGACTCGTAAGCGACGAGGAGGTGGTCAAGGGCAGCGACGTAACCTACAAGATGCTGGTCAGTGAGGGATGGGGTATCCAGGGAGACCTTAGCCTGATACGCCGGCAAGCTGTGAACGTCATCGATTCCGAGATAGCCAAGGGGCTTACTGGCAAGTCACTCCAGAATGCCCGTAAGGCCCGAGAATTCTTCGAGGGCGGTCTGTTTGACGGGTTCTACCGTGAGGGTGCTCGGTTCTCCCTAGAGAACTTCATAGTCCCCGCCATCAAAAGGGCAAACCCACAATGGACTGCCCGTCAGGTTGCGGCGAAGGCGGCGGAGGATGCCAACATCATGTTCTCCACGCTGGGGCGCTGGCAGACATCTTGGCAGTCTCCAGGCTTCCGTAAACTAGCCCGAAGTATCTTGTTCTCTACCAACGAGCAGGAGGCTCTAATAAGGCAAGCGCTCGGGGCGGTGAAGGGAGCCGACAAGGGGTTCTGGAACGAGTGGTTCGTTGGTGTCTTCCTAGGGCTCGCTGGTATAGGGAGCATCATCAACCTGGCTTCTACGGGCAAGCCGCTCCCTGTCGAAGCCTACAGCCCGTTCAAGTTCAATGACCCTTATGCACCGTTCAGGGTGGGTTACAGCGGTAGATTCATGTCTCCGCAAGCTCCGGGTATTACTGCGCGGGACGGTGGCCCTGTTTATGTTGATACAGTAGGCCAGATGGATACGGCCTTCCGGTGGGTACTTGACCCTGTGGGGGCGCTTTCGGCCAGGTATAACGTTGTGCCGCGAGCCATCCTGAACCAGGTTAAGGGCGAGACCTTCTTTGGAGAGCAGGTGAAAGGCCTCGGCCCGAAAGCCTTACAGTTAGTGAGTGATCTTGCTGCACCGATACCTGTCCAGCAGGCCCTCGGTGCCTTGAGCGAACGGATACCAGTCATTCCAGAGCAAGAGGGCCGACTAGGCGTCGGCCCACAGCTCATACAGGGCTTTCCGGGCATCAACCTGCGGGCCGAGCCC